ACCGGATGGCCGCGCTCCCTGCTTTGTGGTTCCCCCCCCCCACGTGGAGTTGTCGCCCACTCAGAACGCTGCGTCAAGCTTGAATATCTGTGGTCCCTGTTTAAGTACTTCGTGAGCAAGTTAATACTTGCAAAATGTGGGATCCACTACTTAACGAGTTCCCAGACTCCGTTCACGGTTTCCGTTGTATGCTAGCGCTGAAGTACCTTCAGCTCGTCGAAAGTACTTATTCCCCTGATACGCTCGGTTACGATCTAATCCGGGACCTGATTTCTGTTATCAGGGCCAGAAGCTATGTCGAAGCGACCAGGAGATATCATCATTTCAACTCCCGCCTCGAAGGTACGTCGCCGTCTGATCTTCGACAGCTTATACAGCAGCCGTGCTTCTGTCTTCACTGTCCGCGTCACCAAAAGACAAGCCTGGACAAACAGGCCCATGAATCGGAAGCCCAGATGGTACAGGATGTTCAGAAGCCCAGATGTTCCTAGGGGATGTGAAGGCCCATGTAAGGTCCAGTCGTTTGAGTCCAGACACGATGTGGTCCATATAGGTAAGGTAATGTGCATCTCTGATGTCACTCGTGGTGTTGGGCTAACTCATCGTGTGGGTAAGAGGTTTTGCGTTAAGTCCGTTTACATCCTGGGGAAGGTATGGATGGATGAAAATATCAAGACCAAGAATCACACTAATAGCGTGATGTTCTTCCTCGTTAGGGATCGTAGGCCTGTTGATAAGCCCCAGGATTTCGGTGAGGTGTTTAACATGTTTGATAATGAACCTAGTACAGCTACTGTGAAGAACATGCATCGTGATCGCTATCAAGTCCTCAGGAAGTGGAGTGCCACTGTCACTGGTGGTCAGTATGCTAGCAAGGAGCAGGCTTTAGTTAGACGTTTTTTTAGAGTTAATAATTATGTTGTGTATAATCAGCAAGAGGCTGGCAAGTATGAAAATCATACTGAGAATGCATTGATGCTGTACATGGCGTGTACTCACGCCTCTAATCCTGTATACGCTACGCTGAAGATTAGAATCTACTTCTACGATTCGGTCAGCAATTAATAAATTTTAAATTTTATTAAATTTGACTGCTCAATACTGTCAGTCCCTGTGAGTACACTGTACAATACATGTTCTACGGCGGTTAAAACCGTATTTATACATATGACCCCTAACATGTCCAGGTATTTGAGTACGTGGGTCTTAAATACCCTCAAGAAACGCAAGGTCTGAGGCCGTAAGGTCGTCCAGATTTTGAAATCCATCCAGCATTGATGTAGTCCCAACGCTTTCCTCAGGTTGTGGTTGAACCGTATCTGGACGGTTATTATGTCCATCGTCGTTCCGAACGGCCGGCTGCTGTGGTCTATGATCTTGAAATAGAGGGGATTTGGAACCTCCCAGGTATAGACGCCATTCATCGCCTGAGCTGCAGTGATGAGTTCCCCTGTGCGTGAATCCATGGTTGTGGCAGTTGATGTGCACGTAGTACGAGCACCCGCAGTTGAGGTCTACTCTCCGTCGCCGGATGGCCCTACGCTTAGCTGCCCTGTGTTTAACCTTGATCGGCACTGGAGTAGAGTGGCCCGTCGAGGGAGATGAAGGTCGCATTTCTTATTGCCCAAGCCTTCAATGCCGTATTCTTCGGCTCGTCAAGGAACTCTTTATAGCTGGAATTGGGCCCAGGATTGCACAGGAAGATAGTGGGTATCCCACCTTTAATTTGAACCGGCTTTCCGTATTTGGTGTTGCTTTGCCAGTCCTTCTGGGCCCCCATGAATTCCTTGAAGTGCTTTAGGTAGTGGGGATCTACGTCATCAATGACGTTGTACCACGCGTCGTTGCTGTAGACCCTAGGACTCAAGTCCAGATGTCCACATAGGTAATTATGTGGACCCAATGCACGAGCCCACATAGTCTTACCTGTCCGACTATCGCCCTCGATTACGATTGACTTCGGTCTCAAAGGCCGCGCAGCGGGATCCATGACATTTTCATGGAACCATACATCGAGTTCTTCTGGAACTCGATCAAATGTCGACAGACCAAAAGGACTCTCATAGATAGTTTCAGGTGTTGTAAAAATTTTATCCAAATTGGCATTCAAATTATGAAACTGCAGGACGTAGTCTTTAGGAGCTAGCTCTCTAAGGATCTTAAGAGCCTCTGACTTACTGCCGCTGTTAATTGCGGCGGCGTATGCATCATTTGCCGACTGTTGGCCTCCCCGTGCAGACCTGCCGTCGACCTGGAATTCTCCCCATTCCAGAGTATCTCCGTCCTTGTCGATGTAGGACTTGACGTCGGAGCTGGATTTAGCTCCCTGAATGTTTGGATGGAAATGTGCTGACCTGGTTGGGGATACCAGGTCGAAGAATCTCTTATTCTGGCATTTGAACTTGCCCTCGTACTGGACGAGCACATGCAGATGAGGTTCCCCATTCTCATGCAGTTCTCTGCAGATTTTAATGAATTTAGGGTTTGTAGGTGTTTCTAGGTTTTTAATTTGGGAAAGCGTCTCTTCTTTGGAGAGAGAGCATCTGGGATAAGTGAGGAAATAATTCTTGGCGTTTATAATAAAACGCTTAGGAGGTGACATTCTCTCTCCTCAATCGGTACTCAAACATTTAGCCCCTATATTAGGTACTCAATATATACATGAGACCCAAATGGCATATATGGTAATAATGGGAATATAATTTGAATTTGAAAGCGGCCATCCGTATAATATTTATAA